ATGGCTGTTAGACCTATTTTTGTCCCTACGAACTCTGGAGATGTTCTGTCAATTACGAGGGACGTAGATTTTCCTTGGTCTCCGGGAATGTCTAAGTCGCAAAAGCAAAAATCGATCAGGGCATTACATATGGCTGCTAATGGTCTGGGGCTGAACTCTCTGTTGGAAATTTCTAGTAAATCTGAAGATGCACTAGGAGTGGAGCTTAGTGCATTTAATCTGAGAATTAAGACCAAAAAATTAGGAAAAGAATTCTCAGTTGAGTCAGCATTTCAGGCAAGTAAAGTCTTTGAAGCCGGTGGGCCTTTTGTTGATATATTAGATAAAACTTCTATCGAAGCAAAAAAAGACATAAGACTTAAGGAGTCAGGAGGATTAGTTAGTTTTAATTTTTATAATACAATATGGCCACTTGTCCCTAGAACGGCTTTTTATGATTGGCTGTATTTGAGTGCACTCAATCAAAACAAAAAATTAGCTCTGCATCTATTAAATTTTGATGGGTTTACTGATATTGAATTTAATCCGGCTAAATCTATTAATTGCCAAGCAAGGACTGCAGCTCTTTTTGTTTCTTTGGTTAAGAGAAATATGTTGGAAAAGGTTTTGTCTTCGCAAAGTGAATTCCTGTCAGTATTGTCATCTCATTATGGTGTTGAGAATTACTCAGTGCAAAATGTATTGTTATGAATAATGGCCTGTAAAGGCCATTAGCTTTATCTCATCATAGTCCTACTCTTATGCTTGCCGAAGTATTTCCATCATATTCTTTTAGATATGAACCATAATGTCGGAATAACATTTCCGGACCTTTATGCCCCATCTGGGTAGCTAGCCAAAATAGGTTTGCGCCTTGACTGATGTGCCGTGTGGCGAAGGTGTGTCGCGTCTGGTATGGGTTACGATATCTGATTCCTGCTTTACGAAGAGTAGGAATCCATGCTTTCTTCCTTATAGCATCTGCACTTGCCCAGGATTTTCCCGTTTTGGGATCCTCAAACACTGTCGCCTCCTTCATGAAAGAGAATGGCTTTTGGCTCGACAAGGCAAGCATCGCTTCGTTCGTTAACTCGACCTTTCTCGTTCCAGCCTTAGTTTTTGTACCCTTGGTTATACCAGCAACGCTGGCGCTTTGAACGTGAGCAGTCTTATGGATAAAATCGATATCCTTCCATCGAAGTGCGCATAATTCTGAGCTGCGCATTCCTGTATGGATGGCAAATCTGAAGAGGTTTTCCCACTGTTTATTACCAGCTGATGCCAAAAGGACATCCACTTCAGCAGGTGATAGAGGGTCGACAACATAATCATCTTCTGTCTCAGTCACTTTACTTCGGTATCGTGAAGCTGTGACCAAAGACACAGGGTTTATTTGTAGCACACCATCGGTAATAGCTTCATCAAGCGATGAGCGTAGAAAAGATAACTGGTTACGTATCGTCTTCAATGTCGTTTTCTGATTCTGGATCCATGTTTTTAATGCTGACGGCGTTAACTCACTGGCTGGGAAAATGTGAAGATCGGACAGTGCGCTGCGGCATTTTTTATATCCGCCAATGGTGGAGGGTGAAAGATTCCTCGTTTCGCAGATCTTTAGGTATTCATCGAGATACATTTTTACTGTTTTTCCAGTCGTAGCATTACCGAAAATTTTCAGCCGAGCCGAACGAGGAAAATACTCGGCATATATAAATGTTCCACGCTCGATTTTGTTGTGGATTTCGCCGAGCATGCGCTCAGCATATTTAAGGTTTTTATTGCTCACCTCCAGATTTGAAAGGGGCTCTCTGCATTTCACCCCTTTGTACGTGAACGTTATATTAATAGTTTCGCCGCTGTTGTGCTTCCTTATGGTTACGCCGCGCGCGAGTTTAGGCGATTCTGCCGTGCCCATTTAGCAACCTCACTAAGATCAATCCATCTTTCCTTAACGCCTTCCACCTTCAGCACCTGAATACCTTCAAACCAGACGCCGCGTTGCACCCGTTTATTAATGGCTTCAAGGGTCTCGCCGGTTTCTTTGCAATAAGTCGAGATAGGAACACAATCGAGGTTCAGCATAATTCCTCCACTTTACCGGCTGCACCCGGTCACTATTTAAAAATACAGGTCCCGCAACCATTGCGGGCCCAGTCAAAACAAATACCACACTGATCTACTTTTTTTGTTGCTCCTCCTGCTTGGGTGCTGCTGCAAGCATGGCGGCGCGGCGACTCCATGCCAGCCAAGCAGCACTTTTCGCATCCCGGCCTGCAAGAGGGCAATCCGTATCGTTGTTCCATGCGTTGAAAGCTGCGCGTTCGTCTATCTCCGCCGGCTCCGCATCTGCGCGGGACTCCAGCGCGGCCAGGGCGATTTCAAACAGCGCCGAACATTGGTTTACGTGGGTTCGACCTTCGCCTGTTATCTTCGTGTGGCGGCAGAATGCAATCTGCTCTCGTGCTTTTTCGATTAGATCTTCTTTGGTGAATGTCATGCGTTAGACCTCAGTAAACAAAATCGCACGTAAATTCATGACCACACTCAGGGCATGCCGTCTCGTAATCCCGCGTAGCAACGGTGTCCGTTTCGCAAATATCAATAGACGAAACGTTATCTACAAGTTCCTGACGCAAATCGAAAACGTGTTTGCACTGCGGGCATTGAGTGTCGAGTGAAAAACTCCATTCTGCGGTGGTATCAGCCATCACTCCCCCTTCAATTCGCATTTGATGCCAGTGCGCGCATAGACGATTACGCCATCGTCCGGGCGCTTGCGCGGTAAATAGATTCCAGGTCTCGGCCACAACGCTATAAACCGTGATTCCCGGTTTTCCAGTGCACGGAACCGGCTTTCGCTCATCACACCCACTGGCCGCAACAGTCGTTTATCAGATTCCAGCTCTGCGATAGTCCGCTGCGCACTCTCCAGCGCCTCTACCAGCGCCAGAACGCTCTCCGGGCTGTCTTCGTCCTGCCATAGGTCGGATGTGTCGCCAGCTTCACGGCACATCACCTCTTCCTGAGCCGCAGTTTTTAGACGGGCAATTAGTTCAGTTATGTTCATGCCGCGCGCTCCTTTTTCTGTTTGTTGTATACAGCCCAGCTCAGAGCATCAAGCTTGTTTCGGCCGGCCTTGTCGTACATGTTGATGCCGTCTTTGCAGGCGTGCTCTTGCTTCACCTGCGCTTCAAGCTCTGCAAGTTGCTCGTAGCTCAAGGTGGCAAGCTTTAGTCGGTTCCAGCCGAAGTTGCGAATGCGGTTCATGCTGCGTGCTCCTCGGACTGATATTTTTCAAACCAGAAAACGACAGGCTTCTCGATTACAACGACCAGGCCAAAGCGTTCTGCTGTGCGGAAATTGACAGATGTTTTAAGGGCGCGGCCAGCCTGAAATGATATCTGTCTGCGGAATTCTTCGACGTCGAAAACGGACTTGAAGAGATTGCAAGGAGCGCATGCCGGAAATAAATTGCTAAGGGTGTCATGCTGAGGCCGGTAAACATCGCCGGTCTGTTTTAACTTCCATTTCCTCTGCTGCCGGGCCTGTTCGTCAATCTCCAATTTCCGGTATACAGCTTCAACATGGTCAGCATGCCAGCCCTTTTCCGGCAATTCGCAACCGCAATAAGCGCAGCGGCCACCAAATTTCATGCGCAATTCTGCGCGCTGAGTTTTGGTCAGTTTCACAACGCACCTCCATTGCTGTTACCGCGCAGCGAGTCAGTTAAGACGCCCATCATTTCATCTGCGAAATCGCGCTCAAAGTCCTCTTCTTCTGCATCTGGAAGCATTTCAACAGAGCTGAGAATCATGCGAGCCACGTCAATGACCTCACTTTCAGGACTCTCGATGAAACCATGCTCCCAAGCGGCCAGCATTCTGTTTGCTACAAAGTAAATTCCCTGAGTTCTGCCATGAGCGCGCACTTCAGCCAGGAATGCGTCAGTCTCTTTGAAAGGGTTTTCAGCGTTGACGTCGCGGGATACATACATATTCACTTCTGACACATAATCCAGAGGTACTGAAGCGTAGAGATATTCGTCTTCCTCGTTGACAAACTCTCCGTGGTTCTCGCTGATATCGGTCAACAGGCGAAGGATCTGCCCATTCTCCGACGTAAGCACATCACGAATTTTCAGGGATTCGCACAGCGCAGACTGAGTTACATCCAGCCGTGATGCCAACTCAGTGACGAGTTCCCCAGAGGCTTTCGGAAGGTAACGTGCTGCATGATGTGCAGCTCCAATAAGCTGTTTCGTTGTTAATCGGGCCGAGGCTTTATCAGTTAAATCTGGCTCATGTAATTTCTTATTCACGCTTGTTCTCCGTTATTACGCGCTGCACCGCGCCTGAATTTTGATTGAGCTAATCCCTCGCCGGGAGACGATAAATTGAGTGGTTTCGCTTTAGTAAATGCCCTAATAAGTGGGCATTTATTGAAACGGGCGGCTGCCACCGCCGTTTAGTTCTCCACACAACACAAAAGAGCACCTGCGGCTGCAACCGCCCGGATGGATTGGGGAATGAGCCCGTCATCCCGTGATGCTCTTGTGTGTTGCGTAAAAAAGGGGCGGTACCAGCGACTTCAAGGGATAACTCTGGTACCGCCAAACAACTACACAACTGCCTGGTTTTATGAGGTTGTGGGCCAGGCGCTTGTCTTCTGGTTGCCGTCGGTGCGGCTGCAATTCACCACAACGGAGAGAGCACTGCGTAACCTGGCACCGATCTGGCCGCCGGTCGGTTTGTACTGGATTCTTCCCCAGTCACTGGCCCGGACAACGAAGCTTCTATGTGCGTTCCAACCAGTGCTCTTTCCTGCTGTGAGCGTTTTACTTGTTCACTAACGTTAATTGAATGTACCTTTAGTTACCTTTATGGTCAAGCATCCAATGTACTTATTGTTACATTGATGGGCAAAAAAAAGCCGGTTCAATGTAACCGGCATTTACGAGCAGCTATTTAAATATTCTGTGTAATCTGGACAACCTTCCCAACTATTCGGCAGTTACCGTCAATTGGGATAGGTGGGAATGCGGGGTTAAGAGGCATTAGGTAAGAATGGGGACTGTCCCAAACAAGTTTTTTAACCGTCGCTTCAGAAGAACCATCCAATATTGCCACGACTATTTTCCCGTAAAGATCATCTAACTGACCGTACCGCGGCTCAACAATTACTATTGAACCTTCAGGTATTGAAGGGAGGCCGTGTGGGTTGGTCATTGATTCCCCACGAACAACTAGACCAAAAACTTCTTCAGAAACATCAGCGGTGGTTTGGGTCCATGAGATCACGTCGGTCAACCTTGAACATGCATAAGTTTCAGTCCACTGCCCAGCCTGAACGGCGGATATAATCGGAACAACCTTGGGCGGTTTGATGAAGGGGATTACGCGAGTGTCATCTTCATTGATTTCTCCGCGCCCATAGAGCAACCACTCCGGTGTTGTAGAAAGGGTAATTGCCAGTTGATGAAGATTTTCGCCATCCGGCTTTGTTGTTCCATTTTCCCATTTCGTTACCGAGACACGGCTTACACCAAGCTTTTTTGCTAGTGCATCCTGAGTGATATCAAGCTGTAACCGCTTGGATCTAATTCGGTCTTTCATTTCTGTTCTCATGTAACTTATGTTACACATTTCAAAGGTAACTGTTGTTTGCTATTTAATGTACCTTTTGTTACCTTTAAGGCGTCAACTTTAAGGAGGAATCATGCACAAATTAGACGTCGTTGAGCACTTTGGTGGCATCTCAAAGACAGCCAGCGCTCTCGGTATTTCTCATCCCGCTGTATGCCGGTGGGGGGAAATCATACCTGAGAAGCAAGCTTTTGTTATTGAGCGAATCACTAAAGGGAAACTTAAGTACGACAGCAAGCTTTATCAGAAGACTAACGAAACTGATAAGCAGCCGTAACCACAGCAAGAAGGGGTTAACCGTGGGCAAAGAGCACTGGAAAGTAGAGAAACAAACCGATTCGTATGTCGCGGTAGTCAGAAAAATTATCGCGGCATTTCCGGGCGGGTACAAAGAGGCGGCTGAGGTTCTCGACGTTAGCCAGGACGCGATTTTCAATCGGTTACGTGCTGGTGGCGATCAAATTTTCCCGCTTGAGTGGGCGCTGGTACTTCAGCGAGCTGCGGGCGTGACCTGTCTTGCCGATTACATTTCACTTGAAACTGATAACGGCATGCACATTCCTGGCGCGACTGGGGAAGATGCCAACGAAGAGATTGGGATCAAGCTGGCGGAGCTGGTGGGGCAACTGGGCGATCTGGTTAATGCGTATCGTCAGTACACCGAGGATGACGTGGTGACGCGCGCTGAATGGAAAAGCCTTAACGAAATCGCTTATCGGTTTCGCGTAACGCTGATGACCTTTCTGAATTTGATATCCCGTGTTTATTGCGAGCCAGAAAAGAGTGACGCCCGCGAGTGTGCAGCTCCGGGCGCCGTGGCGTGTCGTAATCAGTGGAGAACTAACGCGTGAACAGTTTAACAACACAGTACCGCCGCTCGCAACTCATTGCGTTGCCTATGCCTGGTGGCCGCGAGCCGGTTCCGTTTTGCTATGCAGTCAATGTACCAGGCGATCGTGAAATTGTAACCCACGAGTTTGTTGAATGGGCTGTGGGGAACTGGCGCGAGGAGGTGGCTGCGCAATTATGCACGAACTTAACCGATGGTTCCGCGATCACTACGGCGTGCCCGTTAAAGTTATCCGCTGGGAGCCTGAAACCCGACGCGTTATCTACCTGCGAGAAGACTACGAGCATGGCGAGTGCTTCAGTCCACTCGACCAGTTTAAGCGCAAGTTCAGGGAAATAGAGGGCGATCATGAGCACTAAATTAAGCAGCTACGTGTGGGACGGCTGCGCGGCGTCGGGGATGAAGCTGTCCAGCGTGGCCATCATGGCGCGCCTGGCTGATTTCAGCAGTGACGAGGGCGTGTGCTGGCCTTCGATAGAAACCATTGCGCGCCAGCTCGGTGCCGGGCCAAGCACTGTCCGCACGGCGATCGCCAGACTGGAGAAGGACGGCTGGCTGTCACGCACTCAGCGCCGCCAGGGCAACCGCAACGCCTCAAATATTTACCAGCTTAATGTAGCAAAGCTTCAGGCGGCTGCATTGTCTCACCTGTCAGATTCTGACACGTCAAAATCTGACGCATCAAAATTTGAGGCATCAAAATTCAGCAAAAACGGCGGTTTTGACCCGTCAGAATCTGGCGGGGATCCGTCAGTAAATTCAAAACATGATCCATCAGATAAAAAA